GGCTGGTAATCGTGAAACTGACAAAGGTGTTACATTCCGTATGCCTGCTCCGTTGGCTAACCGTTTTGTACACTTGGAAATGACTGTTAACTGGGATGACTATTTCGAGTGGGCAGTTGAGAACAAGATCCATAAGGACGTAGTTGGTTTCTTGAGCTTCTCTAAAAAGAGCTTGTACGATTTCGATCCAAAATCTAGCTCACGTGCTTTTGCTACTCCACGTTCTTGGAGTTTTGTAAGCGAATTGCTAACGGATGATGACGTAGATGTAGATACACTAACAGACTTGGTATCAGGCTCAGTTGGTGAAGGATTGGCTGTTAGCTTTATGGCCCACCGTAAAATTGCCGGCAAAATGCCTAATCCAAGCGACATTTTGAATGGCAAAGTTAAGAAAATGGACTCTAAAGAAATTAGTGCCATGTACTCTTTGACTGTGTCTTTGTGCTATGAATTGAAAGATTCTTGCGAAAAGAACGTTAAAAACTGGAATGATCAAGTTAACAACTTTTTCGAATTTATGATGAATAACTTTGAAACAGAATTGGTTATTATGGGTACTAAATTGGCTTTGAGCACTTACAAACTGCCATTGGATCCAGATGAAATCAAATGCTTTGATGATTTCCATGCCAAATACGGCAAGTATATTAGTGCCGCAACTGAGAAATAAATCGGTTTAAGGCTATTTGACACCTCCTTCGGGAGGTGTTATAATATATACATACAGTAAAGGAGCATCGATGTCACATACAGATCCAATTATCGACAAAATTATCGTAGCCCGTGTGGGTCTACTACTTCGCCATCCATTTTTTGGCAACATGGCTACACGCTTAAAAATTGAAGAAGGCTCCGAATGGATGGGCACTGCCGCTACCGACGGTCGCACTATCTATTTTAATCGCAAATTTTTTGAACCACTTAGTGTTAAACAAGTTGAGTTCGTTATTGCTCACGAAATTTTACATAATGTGTTTGATCATATGGGTCGTCGCGAAACTCGCAACCCACGTATTTTTAATATTGCCGCAGACTATTGTGTAAACGGACAATTGGTACGTGATCGTATTGGCGAACACAAAATCGAAGGCATTCAAATCTTCCATGATCCAAAATACTATGGTATGGGTGCAGAAGAAATCTATGACAAGATATATGATGACATGGATGAAGAAGAACTTAACCAGTTGGGTCAATTACTTGACGACCACATTGACTGGGGCGAGAATGGCAAAGATGGACAGCCAAAATATAGCAAAGAAGAACTAAAACAAATTCGTGATGAGATTCGCGAAGCTACAATGCAGGCCGCACAGGCCGCAGGTGCTGGTAACACTCCTGCTAGTGTACAACGCATGATTAAGGAACTAACAGAGCCTAAGATGAATTGGCGTGAAATCTTGCGTCAACAAATCCAAAGCACTATTAAAAATGACTATTCATTTATGCGTCCTAATCGTAAGGGCTGGCACATGAACGCTATTTTGCCAGGTACACAATATGATGAGACAATCGATATTTGTGTAGCAATTGACATGTCAGGTTCAATTGGTGACGAGCAAGCTAAAGACTTCTTGTCAGAGATTAAAGGTATTATGCAAGAGTACAAAGACTTTAAAATTAAAGTTTGGTGCTTTGACACTAAAGTCTATAATGAAGCAGACTTTGATGGCTATAACATTGACGAGTTTGACTACTACGAACCTATGGGTGGTGGCGGAACTGAGTTCGATGCCAACTGGGAATACATGAAGGAACACGATATTCAACCTAAAAAGTTTATCATGTTTACAGACGGTTATCCTTGGGGTAGTTGGGGTGATGAAAATTACTGTGATACAGTATTCATTATCCATGGAAATGATAAGATTGTTCCACCGTTTGGTGAATATGCATATTACGAATTTGCTACGGAAACTGCATAATGGCTTTAAAAAATGGTAAACCTAATCCTTTAGATTATTACAATCTACGCAGGGTTGAGTTTGCCTGCCCTCATTTTAAGTACACAACTATAGATAAATTCAATCCACAGCTAGCCAAATCTATCGATGCTTGGATACGTAAGAATTTAAATAATAGGTACTATGTAGGGCAGGGCATTACATTAGATTCAAGCAATACGATAGTTTATAATACACGTATTGGATTTGAAAGTGAAAAGGAACTTAGTTTTTTCACGATTGCATGTCCGCTCCTACAAAGTAGATAATTAAATTAGTACTTTAAGGAGAACTCTAAATGAGTGATGAAACTACACAACAACCAGCACAAGCGGCTGATACTACTGCACCAGCAGGACAAAATTCTAACGAATTAACAATTAACGATTTGCAAGCAATGAAAGTTATCATTGATATCGCTAGTTCACGTGGCGCATTTAAGCCAAATGAAATGGTTGCAGTCGGTCAAACTTACAACAAGTTAGAATCATTCCTAGACACAGTAGCAAAACAAGCTGAAGCACAAAAAGCATCCGCACCAGCAGGAGCTTAATATGGCCGAAATAAAACACGTGGCTCGTGTTAAAGCTACCAACAAAAAATGTTTGGTAGCTTATCGCACTTTGCCTGGCGATGCACATCATTGCCTAATCGTTCCAACAGAAAATATGCCTGACATCTATCACGATGCTATTATTAATCTAGTAGAAAGTGGTAGTGGTCAAGATGCATACGAGTTTGCAGATGCATTAGATCGTAATCAATTTCCAGATGGCAGTAACATGCTACGCTGGTTGCATGGTAATGGTCGGTTAATCAAAGCACCTACAAGCGATATTGAAATGACTCCAAACACACAAGCTAGTATTTTGTTAAGCGAGTTAAATCAAATCATTGCTGAACAGCGTGGAGTTGCTATCGATGATTTGTCTATTAAATCAGATACAAAAGAGAAAACAGAAGCTCGCCGTATTGAAGATGTAGAACAAATTGATACGCCAATCAAAGCTGATACAACAAGTGCTAAACCAACTGCAACTGTAGAAGTTACAGCACCAGCAGAAAATGCTAGCCCAGAAGATCAAGCAAAGTTCTATCGTAGTCAAGCAGATCGTTTGAGCAAGCAAGCCGCTGAAATGCGCCGCAAAGCCGAGGAGTTGGTTCCGACCAAAAAAGCAAAGTGACGAAATCGGGAAGAAATCTTCCCAAGGACGTCATTAAGCATTGGCCAGAAGTCTTCGGCGATGTACAGTTAAATGTAGTACCCTTAGGGTACTTACATACCGTACTGGTTAATTTTAAAGATGGTAAAACTTGGGAAATAAAAATAACTCAAAAAACCAAGCGAGATGGATGGCATGCCTTCGAAAGGAACTTGGCCGAACTAGTTAAAAATTACGAAGAAAAAATTAGTGATATCGATTTTAAATTAGATACAAATCGAGTTAAAAAAGATATCGAACGTAGTACACAGAAATTTTTACGAAAGAAAAAGTTATAATGAATGTTAGATTACTTAGTTACAGCCAGCCAACTGAAGAATTTGCTAGCATGGGAATCACTGACGCCCAAGAACTCATTGCCTTCTGTGCCCGAGTTTCAAACCCAAGCAATCAACTCAACACAGAAACTAGTGAGAAGCTTATCAAGTATCTCATCAAACACCAGCATTGGAGCCCACTTGAAATGGTCTCAGCTTGCATCGAAATTACAACAACTAGAGACATTGCCCGTCAAATCCTTAGACACAGAAGTTTTAGTTTCCAAGAGTTTAGCCAACGCTATGCTGACCCGACAAAGGATCTCAACTTTGTACTTAGAGATGCCAGAAGGCAAGACTTCAAGAATAGACAAAATAGTGTAGAGTTAGATGTTCATAATAATGACGAAGATCGATTCCTTGTTTATCAGTGGGAACGTATGCAAGAGCTAGTGATTAAACAATCACGTGACGCATATGAATGGGCTATACTAAAAGGTATTGCTAAAGAACAAGCTCGTGCTGTACTACCAGAAGGATTGATTGAAAGTCGTTTGTATATGAATGGCACACTACGTAGTTGGATTCATTTTATTGAATTACGTAGTGCTAATGGCACACAAAAAGAGCATCAAGAAGTTGCTATTGCATGTGCAAAAGTTATTGCTGAAATTTTTCCGCTTGCCACTGATCTTGTAGCCAAGTAAAATCATTTATCTTAGACAGTGCCTCCGGATTGGAGGCATTTTTTTCTCCGTAACTCCTACCAGCACAAGCGCCTTTTATAGCAAATTCTGCATAGTCACCTTGGGCAACATTGCACCATATATCTAATCTTTCATTTGCTTCAGTATCGGCAATCACAGCTAGTTTGGCACACTCCCTAAATGCACTGCGCCATGTACTATATTCATCAGTATTAAATGCAGTTATGTTACTAACTTCGTCCATTACCTTAAAGTTCTTGCTGATATTTGTTGTCATGTCTATAGATGACGTATCCATAGCTAATGTTAATTTTTTTGGTAACAGTTTAACACCACCATAGCCGTATTCTAAATTATTGAATGGATTACGACTGCGCCAAACATGCACAGTTTCTAATTCCCAATCACCTGGAATTTGATATTTAAAATCAAATGAATCTAGTATAATAGCATCAGCATCTACTACCCAAAACATTTTAGTAAATGATCTTTTGGCGGCAGCTATATGAGCATTGTGTATTCCTTGTACATTGCTCACACGTTTTACTAGAGGAAATCGCTCTTTAAGTTTTGCAAAATTTTCTTCTGCATATACTTCGTTATAGCTGATAAAAATTATATCGTACATTATACTTTTTTACGGATACTACGAGGCATAGGGCTATAAACAGTTTTAAAAAATTTGCTACCTGCTCCATCTAAATTGGCAATTTCTAATTTTGATTTAGCCATTAATTCTTTTGCAAGAGTGTTTATGTATTTTGTTATTTCTTCGGGTTCTGCCTGTGCGTGAGTAGTTGCCCAAAATTCAGTTAACCAATCAAAATCTCTAACATTACTATAATCCCAATCTGTTAAAAGAGTTTTATAAGCTCCTTCTCTAGCTCCTAATATTGACCAAATACCGTTTTCGGCATCAGCGCCAACACTACACCAAATTAATAATCTATGATAATTTTGCCACCAGATTTCACTTATATTGTTTACTCTTGCACCTTGTACTAGGCACATTTTAACACCTTCTCTGAATCCTGCTCTCCATGCTTGCTCAGGAGTTGCATTGGTAAAACTTTCACTATAACACTCATTAAACTGGTAATATCTTTGATCAAAACAAAACTCAACACGACCTTGCACATCATCTGGATCACTATTTTCATGTGTTTTCATTTCGTTGACAAATTTACGTGTCCATAATTTAAGTCCGCCATTACCGTACTTTAGTCCGTTAACATGAACATTACCTGCCCAACTAAACACATTTTCGTCAGTAAATTGTTTACCATCTATTTCAATTTCAACTTCTAAGTACTTTGGATCAATTATATTATCACCATCTACTGTAGTAAAGTATTCTGTTTCACTTAATGCCGCGCAGGCTTTATGTGCCGCATCCGAACCTTTTACTCCATGTACACGTTTAGCCCAAGGCACTTTTGTTAATAAATCTGCATAGTTTTTTTCAGCATTTGGTTCGTTGTAGCTGAGAAATATAATGTCTTGTTCTATAACTTTAATTGTTGTCATTTATAATCCTTAATTTTTGACTTTCAAAAATTAGTTTTGTTGCAATATTAATTTTATCTATCTTTAATTCAAAATCACTTTCAAATGCAACTCCAACACATTGTTTTGAAAACAAATCATTTGAATCAATAATAATAGTCCTAATCAAAAAATCATAATCATTTTCTAAAATAATAAAAAACAAAACTTTTGCATTGTCTAATTTTACAGTAAGTCTGCTTTTAGCCGAGACTGATAAAAAGAAATTCCATTCTTTTTTAGGACCATTCCACTCAACTAATAATTCAGGATCTTTAACTGAATTTTCAGTTACAACTTCCAGCATGGTATTTTTAAAATTATACGCTTGTTCGACTGCTGAAATTAATTGCAAACTAGTTGTTTCACCTTCCTTAACTAGTCCTAGTAAATAGTCGCTAAATTTTTCTTTACCCGAAACTAATCTTTCATAGGTATCGTAATCTACTTCAAGATAATCTTTATAAAGATTTATTTTTTCGTTTGTAATAGATAATAATTGTTTTGTCTCAGCATCATAATATGCATAAAATATATCGGAAATATGCTTAGGTGGAGGAGCCGGTTTTTTACGAGCCATATGCTAACTCCTCTAAACGATTAATTATTTTTTCATTTATAAAAGATTTTTCAACATAATGAAAAATCTTTTCTTGCTTGATGTTACCTACTACAAATTCTCCTTTAGAATTCAATACAGAATTAACATAATTTCTCCAACTGATTGGTGTAGAATTCCAACCTTGTATTGCCGGTTTCATATGTATAAATTCTAAAGGATTTAATATGTCAATAGCGTCATCTTGCATGCCAGAGATAACTAGTGCAATAGATGCGGCTAAATCCATACTGATCCATTCTTGAGGTTCTAATGGTGCAAATGTTCCACGACAAAATTCCCAATTTTTTACAACAAATTCTAATATTTTATAAAATTCAAAACTAGGTTGATTCTTTTTAAAATAGTGTAAAGCAAAATATGGGTTAGGTAAATTATTAGCAATAAATGTTTTACGATGGTAAGTATCTTGTAATATTGGTTCTAACTTATAATTTCTTATTTTATTGCAAAATTTGATATCAAAATTACTACAATAATCCCACCATAGACTAATATCTCCTAACACAAACATGTCTGCATCTAACACTATTGTTTCATCATAAGGTGTAGTATAATAAAGTTTCCAGCGATGTTCGGCTTGTAACGGACTTTCACCTGCAGAATCAAACCAGGGAATTGGAATTATTTGATCAAATACTTTACTATATTTTTCAGGAACTACATCGTTAGTTACTAGACTAATATTCTTAACTGTGTTTTGACTGTACTTGATACTTAATGCCAATGCATAAGCCTGTTGAATATAATCAACACTATCTGAATTTTGTGCAAAAACTAAAAATCCTTTAGACACCTAAACTTCCATCTATAAATCTACTAAGGCTTAATTTATTCATTACATGAACGTCTAATCCTGTAGTTTTTGTCACTAGGTATTCTCCAAGATAATCTTTTTTCTGTGTTAAAAATTTCATCTTATTTCCATCGGCGCTGATTAATATATCGTTATCAGTTGCATATATCATTTTTCCCGGTAATTCTATGGCAAAATTATTATTAATTTTACCACTCATGATATGTATAGCAATACTAAAAGCAAAATCATTTCTATACAAATTAGAAGATATATTGTAAAGCAATCTAAAATATTGCCAATTTTCTTTTATATAAGAAATTAAATTAAAAAACAGTTCATTAACTTCATTTTTTTGAAAGATAAAAACTGTTGCCCAGAAAAACGGAATACTGTATTGATTAATTCTTTGGAATTCTTCGTTGTATCGTTCGAACGCTAGATCAAAACTATTTTGATAAATTTGAAAATCGTAATTGTTTTCTAAAGCAGATTTTAAAACAGGAGAATTAATGATATAATCACTGTCAATAACTAGTGTTCTATCATAAGGCGTTAAGTTAAAAATGTTAACACGGTCCTGATTTTTCCAAGACAATGATTTAGAGCTTAATGCTCCGTCATAGAATTTTTTTGTAGATGCTTGATTAGAATATGGTAATTCAATTATTTGATCAAATTTATGATCAGGAAATGCATTTAACAAATAGTCTTTACTGTCTGTAGCTATGCTTACAGGAATTTCTAAATGCTCGTGTATTTTACTAGCCGCAAAAATCGCTAGTTTTATATAATCGATAGATGAATTATTTTGTGCAAAAATTACTGCGCCTGTTGTCATAGTTCAACTATATCTGAAATTTTTCGTTTACTTCTTAATTCTGCATATTTAACTGCATAGTCGTTAGTTGACTCAAAGTATATCAGTGAGATATCATCGAAAAACTTTTGGACATCGTTGATAATAACAGGGAAATTATTTGAATCTAAGAATGCCACATCTTCTGTATGACCCATATCCAAAACTGTTTTGGTAAAATTAATTAGTTCAGGACTAATTTTGAACGTGGCACCGTTGATATAGTATATCAACTTTTGATTGTATTCTTCTAATATTATTCTGCGTTGATTAGATAGTGTTGACATGTAGTTGGCAACACTAAACGCTTTTTCAATTCTCTCATCCATAGACAACTCCGTAGTATACAATAATATACTACTTTAATTATCTTGTCAATGGATTAGGTAATTAAGGTCCTGAACTAGTTACACTTGGAGTATATCCGCCAACTGTAACGTTTGAACCAGAAGCATAGTAGCCTTGAACTGTACTTGTTAAAGTACCTTCTACGTTTTCATCTGTTCCCCATGGAGCATTTGGTTGACCAGATAAATCTTGGAAAGAAATTGTAAATGTAACAATACTACCAGTACCGTCTACTTGTCCATATATATCATATTGGTTCGGTGTATATGTAGGACTGCTTGTAGCTTTAGTAAACAAAGTTTGTGGGCTAGTTGTTAATTGATAAAAACCAATACTACTTGCAGGAGTTCCTGATCCAGTATTTGTAGTGCTATTGTAATTCATAGTAATAGTACCCATATTGGATAACAAAGTTGCCCAGTCGTTGCCTTTAGCTTGGCTACCGTCGACTGGAATATTTGTTAGGTTTGCACTAAATTGTATATTACTCCCTGAATTAAAGTAATATCTTGCATTAGCATTACTACCAAAATTAAGAGTTACAGTATGGTTAATTGTACCATTCCATGCAGTTGTTCTTTGAGAAGAAGATAGTGTAGCTAGTGATGCTTGTCCAGCTGGAGGTTGAACTAGTGCATTAGTTTGTATAAGTTGTGCATATTGATAATAAGCATTCCAGTCTGAATATTTAACAAGTATACCTGTATTAGGCAATGTTAAATTTCCACTTTCATTGTTACCAGTTTGGTGCTGTCTAGCCGCAAGTAAATCGTTTCTTAATGCAATCCATTGTGCCGCAGTGATCTTTTGTCCCACAGCAACTTGACTACTAGTAACTGTTTGTCCGTATCCTAGTGTGCCTGAGCCAGCGCCTAACACTGTAGCAATAATTGACTGTATTGCATTAAAGTCACTAGCAAGTATTTGGGTGCCTTGTCCAGCCATTTTTTATCCTTTTTAACTTCTATTTTAAAGTATTACGCATTCAACTAGTGTTTCACCGCTCTCAGAACAATCTTCAAGAGCAACAGCAAAACAAATAGGTACTGTATCATCTGGGCTAAACATGACATTCATACTTACAGCTAATCCGTGACCGTAAGCTGCCATTTGATCTCCTTTACTGCATCCGCCAACTACTCTAACTGGAATACGACCTTTAAGTGCTACATACTGGCCGCCTTCTAGTGCAGAATTCATCTTATAAGCTGGGTTTGTACTGATAGCCCCAATTGGTTTATCGCCATAACTTGCCGCTACAACTTCAGCTGACCCGCCTACACAAACTACTGTTCCTGGTGGATATTCTTCTTGTGTTAAGTATTTTTCTGCCAAGTCAGCGTAGTAGCTTGTTGTACTTGCACCGTTAAATGTATTAGCATTAATATTACCGCTACCATCACGAGCAACAACTGTACCAGGACTTGTTGATACGCTTCCTGCGTAAGCAGTTCCACCAATAACTAAATTATTAGCATTAGTAGCTGTTCCGTAAAAATTAGTAGCTGTTACACTTAACCAAGAGTAAGATCCATTACCTAAATTACTAGTTGCAGTAACACCTGGTAATACATCTGAGTTAACTAATTGTAGTGGAGTTAATG